TCCTTCACTTCCTATTATCCCACCAACAAGACTGCTTGGGTCTGTATGCCTGGTTTCCGTAGGTAAAATTGTTTCTCCTCCAGTTAAGTCCCTAACTAAATAAGTATTAAATCCTGCTTCTCCAACTGTTTGTGTATCGATAACTACTTCCATTATGTTGATACTTTTCCAAAACTTACTGGTTGTGCTAAGAATCCTATAGCCTCAATCATCATTGTAGACGAACAAGTAAATTTCAAAGAGTGTGTGAATCCCTGACACTGTGTAGTAGGAAGAATCTTTTCAACTGTCAAAGTAGAACTAGAAGCTAAAGTGTCTAATGCTGTATATGAACCACCGTTTTTAGAATAGGTTACAGTTACATTTCCACCTGCCTTATATTTCACGTAGAACGCAGAGACCCTATATTCAATTGATGGGTCGGAGAATGAGTAATCCGCTGTTCTTGCTTCAAGTGCTATTGCCCCAGCAGTCCCAGCACTATCATCATCTGTTGTTCCAGTATTCATTTTATACACTGCCAGATTTGTCTTCTCACCATAATACAGATTCTTTGCACCAGTTGAGTTAATAAAAGTAGAATACACTACAGGCTCATCATCTCGACTATTTAATGTCCATGCCCCAGTAGCCATGTCAAACACAAATTCTGCATTAGTAATTGCACTTGCTGGTGCTCCTGATAATGTAGATAGGTCTCCAACTGACAAATAGTATTTTCCGTCAGATGTACCCGCTGCTAATTGTCCAAAGTTTGCTGGATTAATCAAATCAAACAATCCAAATCCGTCTACGCCATCCTTAATCTTTCCAGATATATCTATAGGTCTACTTGAGCCATCGTATAAATACACAGCCTCTCTATCCACCCATATCAGGTTTCCACTTACATCTTGTATTGTTCTTTCATTTACACAACCAAATCCTGGCAATTTGTAAGACCATGTTGAAGCAGGGTCCCATTGATACATGTTATCTTCGTCAAAACTAATAAACTTCTCATTAAAAGAGGTAATTCCTGTGACTTTTCCATCCTGTGTAAAGTAGTCTATCAGAACATAAACAGTGTCATTATCCCAAGTTGAAGTGTCTCCATCCGTAGTTACTACTGTTCCACTTGTAAACCCTGTAATAAATCTCAATACTCCTTCAGTAGAGTTGTATAAATATGCTGCCCCTTCGTGGTATGCTTCAAATATTGCAGTAGTAGTAGTAACGGTGTTTGTCCCAGCTACATCTGCATTAGCCGCACAAGTTCCTGTAGCGTCATAAAATATGTCGGTATTTGGTTTTGTGAAGAATAATACGTTTGGTTTTATATTGTTTCCACCAACTGCCAGAATAGACTTATTCACTGCCAAATGATGTCCACCTATAGTTGGTACAATATCTGTAATCGCTCCGCCAGTCGTGTATGCAAGAGGAGTAGTTCCGTCTTCACAACCAAGGTAAAGTCTGTCCAAGAAATTGACCATGTTTACTTTTTTACTTGCAGTCCATTCATCAGTATCCTCTACGCTCCATGTATCTGTACCGTTAAACTCTTCTAAATCTCTATTAACAACCCTATAAAATGTATGTGTCCCATCCGATTTATCATAGGTCCCAAGTCCCCATACTCTGTCGCTTCCTGCTGTTACACTGCCTAGTAAATCAGTTCCTTTTCTACCAGACCAATTACCTATCCTATCTAGTATGATGTTTTTAAGTAAAGGAGTTTCATTATTCTCAAGTAATCGGTGGTCTGTGGATTGGTTAATACCACCACTTAGGTTTTGATACCAAAATAACTTTGGGTCTATTTCTATTTTCATATTGTTCTTTCAACCATTCTTCGCAGTCTCCTACTTGGTCTAACCCTAGGAATCCCTGCTCCTCTAGTTAATAAATAGCTTGCAATAGCTTCCTGTTTTTTAGCTTGGTATAATTGCTCGAAATCTCTTGATTCATCTAGTCTCATTAACTTTCTTAATCCATCAGCGGTAGCACCATAAACCAATGCACTATGGCTTCCAAGTGGAAGTCTTGGAACATCTGCATCTGCACTCAAAGCTGCTGGCTGTTCTGTATATTTGATTAAAATTCCGTTAGCTACGTTTTCTTTTGGTTCTGGCAATATACCTATGGCACTTGTTGGAACTCCTGAAATACTTACTGTGGTAGGATACCAAACTGGGAATCCCTCATAATAATTAAACTTATCACTTTCACTTGGTTCATTGATTTTTTCACAAGTAACATAGTCCTCATCATCTGCGCTGTACTTAACTGCAATCTCAGCAACTCCTCTTAAATCAACTGCGTTTCCACCCAAACCAAATTCGTGTCCTATAATATAGATTGTATCTCCGTCCCATGTATCTGCAATTGTAGTGTCGATAGTAACTGTGGTAGCAGAGGTATATGCTGTAATTACTGCTATCTCTTCGTCGGTTGAGTTATATACATTGTCTCCAACCATACCATTATTAAAAATATTTCCAGTTGCTACGAGCGTTGTTGAGGTTGAGGCAGCACTTACTGTTCCTGATGTTTTATAGAAGTTTAAGACTCCCTTTCGTTTGAAGTCTTCTGGGTATTGGCTTGAGATTGCTGAAAAGATATCGTCTATATATCTCGAATTGACCCAATTCCCGATATCTGTTTCTGAAACGTCTTTAGAAGCAAGTATTGCTCCAGCCGAATCCACATAACCAAGATTACTGGCGACCTGTTTTTTAATGTCTGAGTATTGCATTTATTAAGTATTTTAACTTATACGCATATTGTACATTTACGAACCGCTAAAGTCTACTACTGAAGAAGACGAACCAGACTTATCTTCCACTAAAACTGAACTCCCAGAATAGTCTGTTTCTGATACAGAGTTCCCCGTGAAATCATTAATTTGATTGATTATCCATCGTACTGAAGGAAGTATATCCGCGAGGATTAAGTTGCCAAATTCAAAAACATTGATATTTGAATCCTCTGTAAATTGAACAGAGATATCGTCACTTACTGAATTTTGACTTCCATCGAAATCTGTTACTGTTGCCATAACTTATTATACATTAATTGCTTCTAAACGGAGGCAATGGGTATTTTTGACCTATTACTGGACCACTATCCCCGTAGACATAGAAAATAGAATCACTGTCGGAAACGTATTCCCAAGATGAGCTGGAGAAACCTTTTTTTACTAGGTTCCCGTTATGTGTTGAATTTGTATTATCTGAAAAGAAAATAATAAAATTACTCCCATTTCCATTACCATATTGATAAGTTGCGACATATATTGAACCTTTTAATAATGCGACACGATTGACACCAGAGAAATTAAAAGTTATCAAGTTGGGTGATGTTCCAATAGTAGATACATCAATATTGTCGGACATTGCAAGTGCAGGACCATTCGGCAGACTTGATGTCCCATATGTTCCAGTATGGTCATATAGTTGTGCAATTATATTTCCAGTAGGAGAGCCAAAACTTCTAAGGTAGAACTCGACAGAATCCAGCGTAGTGCTTATCACGTTATTCTGAAATGATTGCCCAACTGAGTAATAATTTCCGTAATTTGAACTCTCATTGCTTTCACTATAACTATCAATTATTACACTCATTTCTTAATATATTAATAAGTAAAAATAACTTATACTACTATTTTAACACCAAACCTAAGACAATGTATTGATAGTTTTTACACTAGCTATTGCCGTGCCATTCACGGTCTTAACACTTGCGATTGCCGTGCCACTCATTGTCTTGACCCCCGCTGGACCAGAAGTACTCGCCGTATAAGTAGAATAAATGGATAATATGCTGTTGAAACTTCCAACAGTACCATCCGTAGGATTTGTTGGGGAAACTAGAGAATTCGTGGAATCAACTAATCGTGTTACCGTTCCAGAATCACAATAATAATTAAATACACCAGACGACCTAGTGGTTATAGTCGAAATATAATAACTGGTCGATGAACTTATCGACGGAGGTGTTGGAAAGGCTAATACTGTCCAACCAAGGAATGTAGAGTAGGCATAATTTTTGCTATTTGTGATTCCATTAGTTATGATTTCCTTATCAGAGTTTACTAACAATGCCCTAATCGTTGCGTTAGAAAAATATGCATTAATTCCTCCATAAATAGAGATAGAATCTGCAGTTCCTCCACTAGCCCCAACGGTATATGACATTCCAGTAAGTGAGTCTTTACTTAATGACATAGTAGTTCCTCCTGCGGTAGTATAACCAAATGTTGGATCAACTACTACTGGATAAATCACTTTGTCTAAGAAATCTTGTGGAATGGTTACTGATAAAACTCCGAGAGTAGTGTTGATACTCAATTCTCCCCATACTTCAATACCATTTACATCAGTAATCTTAGGTCTATATATATGGCAGAATTTCCCAACTTTATATTCTTTTTTACCTATATAATTGGCAGGACAGTCTTTGTAATAGACTGCATAAGAACCAACGACATTTTCTGGTCTTCTCA